TCTTTTGAAAGACCGATAATGCGAAGTTGGGCTGTACCAGAAGCAGTCGTAGCAGAAATTTCTGCAGACGAAATACCTGTGGTTGAACTACCAGCGCCAATGGTAGTCATGTCAGCGTTAGCTCCAACGTCGGCTTGCGTTACAGTACCCGCGCTTTGTACTTCAAATACAATGCGTGGATCATCGTAAACTTGAGCTACGATATCGCTAGCAGCAATGCTGCCGGGATAATAGTTGCTCCAAGTTGGTTTGCCCGTAGTTGGGTCGGTGTAAGAACAGCCCCAGAAAACGCCTACGATATCAGCATCGGCAGCTGCAGCAACAACAATGTCACCACCTGCACCGTCCATTACAACAGGAGTACCCTGATATATTGGACCAGTAGCACCGGACGCAATAACGTATTCGTTTGCTGTGAAGTTCGAAACTCCACCCATTGTACGGACTGGTTTCAGACCAAAAGCGGAATCTTTATTCGCCATTTTTCCAATCCTTTAACAAAACAAAGTGGCCTATTTAGTATGAGGACCACCAAAGGTTACACGAGAATCCCTCTCTCTCGAGATGGGCATAGAAGGATGCTGTTCCTTCAATAAATCGTTGTCAACCGCCGTCATTTGATCAGCTGTTTGTTGCTGAAAATAATCAGAACGACTTTCCGCGATTTCTTCAGGCACCTTACACAATATCAAGCCGCCCACACCGATCACTCCTGCATGCTTACCGTCCTCAATGGTCGGAGCATCGAAGTCTGGGTAATCCTCTGCGCGAACAGGTTCATAACCCTCACGGATACGACCAGAGACGTTTTTGGTATCTTGATACCCACGCACTTCGGTACGAACCCATCTGAATTTATAGCCTTCAGGTGGCTGCGGTGCTTCAAGCGACGAAGATGGTCGCCAAGGTTTTCTGCGCTCTACTTTTGAGCGGGTTTCAGCAGCGCGAGGAGTTCTTTTAGAGATTTCAGACATTGGTTAGGCCTCCTTCACGTGTTTCGCATATTCCTCAAGTGGAACACCAAGTTTCTTGGCTATAGCGACTTGCCTTGCATTCAAACGAACACTTTTGCGCCCAGATTTTACATTTCGCGTGGCAGGGGCAACGGTCTGAGCGGGTCTCCGTGCGCCTCCTGATTTAACTTCCCCAAATTTATGGGGTAACTCTTTACGGAGCCTATTATCAATCTCTTCATAATAGTCTTCCGACGAAGGGTCATACCCTTCTTCTTCGATGAGTGTACGATGAATTGAGAACGCTGTAAAGGTCATAACTTCATCTTTTCCGAACCATTCGTTCTCTTCAGCCCACTTTTGCGCCCTTGGATCAGGTTTTGCAGCGGGTTGTTGAGTAGCCGGAGCAGGTTGAGACGGTTCTTCTACTACAGTTTCCGCCTTGGTTTCTAACCTAGCAACTTCTCTAGTAATACGATCATTTTCAACGCTTAACTTAGCTACAAGCTCTTGGGCGTTTGCCATAGCTTCTGAGTCGCCTTCTTCATAGGCAAGTTTCAAAGCCCTTTTTGCTTCTGCTAGTTGACTTTTTACGCGATTATCAGATTCAGTAATTAAAGAAGAACTAGCTTTTTCATAGTTAGTCTTGAGCTTATCGTTCTCTTCTTTTACTTTTTTAGCGAACGCAAGAGCTTCTTCCTCACGTCTTTCAGCTTCGCGCATTTTAAAAGTAAGCCGATCAATACGCTTTTTTACGTTATCAGAATACTCTTGGTGTTCGTCAGTAGCTTCCTGTTTTTCTGCGGCTAGAGGTATATTTTGCTCTTCGCCGTCATCATCGCCACCTTCAACCTCAACTTCGATTTCCTGAGTTTCGTCCTCAAGAACTTCTTCTCTTTTTTCTACTTCCGACATAACTACTCCTTATACAACTACAATGTCGCGTGGGTCTTTGATAACCGCTAGAATCTCATCGTCATTTAACAAACGAGGCTCTGCGCCATCAATTTTAAAACGGGAACCCGCATACCGACCAAAAAGAACCCAATCGCCCTCTTTACACCAAGGACCCTCTGGAAACTTATATTCGTCTTTATATGCGTCTGGACCTAAACTGACCACATAACCAACATTTGTTGAAAGCCGATTACGCTCAACCGTTTCATCCGCGAGTAGAACTCCGCCTTTGGTTTCTTTAGCAGGAGTATAAGGTAGGATTAAAATTCTCCAACCTGTGGGTTTAGGAAGTCTATCCAAAGCTGAATCAGCTTCGTCTTTTTCGACTTCTTCTAAAAACCGTGCAGGATCAAGAAGATTTGGTTTTTGCGATACTGCGCTTGCAGCTCGGCGTTCCTTTTCTTTGTTAAGAAAATGGTCAGGAACGTATAACCTTTTAGTCATCGTCGGCATTCTCCATTCTTTTTCTGGTTTCTTTTAAAGTTTGCTCAAGGTAGCCCAAAGCGGTTACTTGACCCATAAAATGGTGGTATTGGTTCATATCGCCCACGCCATTAGACATTAGCGTTTCGCTAATCTGGCTTTGACGTTTTTCGACCTTATCTAAAAGATAGGTAATTAGATCCATTTATGAAATACCAGTAAACCTTGTGCCTTTTACTGCGGCTCCTGTGCCTTTGCACGACCCAGCCGCCAATACTTCATCGCCCATATTATTGTATAACGCACCTGATTTTTTCTGATTATCAGTCATGCCAGAACCGCCGCGAGAACGACTAACAGGCGCTTTTTCCCCGCCCATCTCTATTTCTTTTATAATACGACCGCCCATACGCTGTTTAAATTCATCGAAAGACATAGTCTCGTCGTACTTGCTTTCGAAAAATATTTCGCGGAGTTTAGAATCATCTGACATTATTTTTTCCTTTTATTTAAGCATTTTTTCGCTTTACGGCAAGCCGCTTTTGTTTTGCAAGTAGGACAATTTTTAAATGTTACTGGTTTTTTAGCCATTTTAGCCATTTTAGCCATTAGTTCCTCTTAGTAGCTAGGGTTACATTGGCACGAAGTGCCGCGATATCTTCATCAGATTGTATCTCTGCTTGTTTAAGAGCCGCTTGTTGCTGAAGTTTAGCAGCTTCGATTTGCGCTCTAGCTTGATCTGCCGCCGCTTTACGCTGTACTTCTTGTGCTTCGATCTGAAGCTCTTGTTGTTTGAGTTGTACAATCGGGTCGAATTGACCAGTTCCTGCCGCTTGCTGTGCCATTTGACTAATTTGCTGGGTCGCTTGAGCTGTAGCTTGAGCGAGAGCCGCCTCCTGTTGTGGGTCCATAATTTGGCCTTCTGGTGGTAAAGGCTGACCAAGAATCTGCTCCACCTGTTGCTTATACTTCATCGCAAGGTGTTCTTGCATGTGCGCCATAAGAGTTTGTGAAGCGATCTGGTTCTTTTGAATATTAGGGTCTTGTAAAAACGCCGAGTGAGTAGCAACGTGGGCGTCATGGTTCTGGCTTTGGAAGGCTTTAAGCGGCTTTCCAGTAAGCGAGTCCATATTTTCGCTTGCGGGATCTTTTGGTACTTGCTCTTCTCTTGGTGGCAAGATTTGATCGACATTTTGTACCCCCAACGCTAGATACATACGCTTATATGCTTCATATAAATCGTGGAGCTGTGGCGCGGATTGCGCTAACTGCAGTTGGGTTTGCGCCATAGTAACCCTTTGGCTCATGCTGAACATAGCTGGGTCACTAACGGGTACAATATCAATTCTATCGTCGAAATCGTCTACTTTTATAGCGCGATTAGCGTCAGGAACCTGATATGGGTATTCTGGTGGCATATAGTTTTTAATAACTTCAGCCAAAATACGCAATTCTTGACGCTGGGCATAGTGTAGACGCTTATGGATAGCCGAAAGCACTTTTGTGCCTTGCTCTAACAAAGCAACAGTCGTGCCAACAGGCATCGCTTGGTTAGAATCGCCTATATTTAGATCCGTGACGGACGCAAAACGTCTGCCGCTGTCGATCAGAACGCCTAGCATCTGTAGTAAGGTGCTGGATGGTTCTTTGTACGGCAAAGGCATAATTGCCTCGCGGATCGACGACCCAGGAGCATCAACGTCACGGAACTCACCCGGCTGTAGTGGTAAATCTTCATCTCTAACGCGAAGACCACGAGCCTTAAATCCTGCAGGTAGGTTTGCTAACGTACCAGCGTCAATTAACTGACGTAAAATTGACGTAGCCGACTTAGTCAACCCGCCAATCATGTGTATCAAACCAAAGCCATAAAACCCTAGTCCGGGAAGGAATTTATAATGAGTAAAGTAACGGATTTTGCGTTTTTGCGGATCATCCTTTTTATAGTTTCTACGAACAGATAGTATTTCACGCGAGTCTTCGTGTATGGTCACGATATAAGGAACCGCAATTCCTGTTTCCTCGCCCTCGTCATCTAGGTCTTCATACCCTTCGAGGTTTAAATCAACGTGCATTTCCAACAAGGTAACGACATCATCGGTTTGTACGTTTTTCCTAAAGCCTGTTAGCTCTTGGACCTTGTCCCCTGCATCTGTGTCTTCGTTTACTTCGTCCCCAAGAACCTCAATATTACGATAAAAGCCAGAAACCTGCAGTTTCCGCAGGTCGTTACTATTCATATTGATAATATGGGTAAAACGCGGACAGGTGTCTAAGCTAGACTCTGTATACGAAACAACTAAGTCATCCGGCGGTACAAACTTACTTACAGGGCGGCTCAAGTTTTGATCAAAATACGTCTTCTTAAAGGTAGACCCAGAAAGCGGTAGATAAAACAGCATCTGGTCTAGCTCGGGATCAAACTCCTCCATAACATCGAGGATTAAGAAGTTCATATAGTTCCGAACACGCTCGGACTGTTCTTCAACTTCCTTAGTACGCTCCCCAATAATACGGGTTTGTACGGGACCTCCCGGTGGAATCAGTTCCTTGTAAGCCTGTGCTTGAAATTGCGTAGCACTCTCCGCAAGGAGAGGATGATAAACGCCACTCGCACCTCTAAAAGGCTCTTCGCGATCATCAGTCTTAATACCAAGTAAGTCCAGACCTTGCGAATATGTGTCAAGCCAGTCTTGGCGAGACTCTGAATCTTCTTCGTAAGCGTCGATAAGGTCGCTTGCAAGATATCCAAGGTCTGTTTCGTCCATTTCTTCAGCAAGGTTTGCAAAGAAATCTCCAGTTTCATTTTCGTCATCCTCTTCATAGCCAACTATAGCTCCACCGTCTTCCAACATAACAGTGTCATCAACCTCAAATAGCGGCATCTGTTCTTCTTGAACTTCAACCTCGGTTTCTGGACCTTCCGTTGGCATTTGTAGCATCTGCGCAATGGATTTTTCTACAGCCATAGTTTACCTCAATAATAAACAAATGTTTTGAGCTTATATTCAAGCTCATCGTCTTCATAATCTGTGTTTTGACGAATAAATCCGCCTTGTCTAAACCTTAAAAGAGCCTGAGTAGTCGAATCAACTAAATCGTCGTGTTCGCCTTGCGGAAATTCGCAAAGTTCCTCAACAAGCTCTTCAGCAAACCTCGTTTCCGGCACCCAAACTAGACCTGACTCGAACATAGGAGCCGCCGCGTTGGTTCTTGCTATCTTATCGTTACCCCTATTCGGCGAATAATTTTGAACAGGAATACCCATAGCACGAAGTTCTTGCGTTAACGGCAAGCCAGACGCCTTTGACTCGATAATAACCGAATCTGGCTCCCAATGTATATAATTTTCGTAAGCGGCCTTTTTCAACTCAGGGAAATCGTACCTATCTTTTATAGAATCTAGCAAAATTATTTGATATTGACCGTTTTCGCGCTCATTTCTAAACACGCCCCAAGTCGTAATAGCACTATAATCCGCCCTTTCGGACTTCAAAAACGCCGTATCGTAGCTTTGAATGATATATTCGGGTATCGGTGGCTCTTTTTTATCCCAAACCCGTATCCATTCGCGCTTAATAATAGCCCCTTCACCGCCAGTAGGCTCTTGCATCCACTGTGCCGCCCATTTCGCATGCGGCAAAGACGCCCGAATGGTCTCTAGTTCTTCAATTTTCCAAAATTCAGGCCAACAAGGGTTGCCAGAAGGCATAATAGCCGGAAATTCTATAACTTCCCATTGGTCAGCCTTCGGATCAAGGGCTTGTGCTTTCAATAATTGACCCGTCAAGTCCTTTTTTGACCACCGGGTCATAACTAAAATGATTGTACCGCCCGGTTGTAGACGCTGTCGTGGACCAGAAGTATACCACTCATAGGCCATATCCATGGCCGTTTCGCTCATCGCGTCTTGTTCAGAGTGCGGATCGTCAATAATAAGCACATCAGCGCCGCGACCAGTAATAGCTCCTCCCACGCCAGCCGCAAAATATTCGCCTCCCTTTGATGTTTCCCACCTTCCGGCGGCTTTTGAATCTGCTCGCAATGTAACATCAGGAAAAACCTTTATATAGTCTTCAGTATCGACAAGGTCACGAATTTTTCTGCCGAAACGCACAGCTAGTTCGCCAGTGTGTGTTGCTTGGATTATTTTTAGATCAGGTTTTAGACCTAAAAGCCACGCCGGAAGAAAATACGAAGACATTTCTGACTTCGAATGTCGCGGACCCATGTTAATAATTACGCGCTTTAGTTCGCCTCTAGCAATCCGATTAAAGGTTTGCGACATCTTGCGGTGGTGCGCACCTTCAATAAACGAAGGCCATTGAGCTTTTACGAAAGTCAAAAAGTCTTCACGCGATTGTTTTCTAACTTCGCGCTGTTTTAGTTCTTCCGCGATCATAAAGGCTTGTTCGGCCTTTTCGCGGGGCAGGTGAGAAAAATCTAAATTATCGAGCATTAGTTATCACCTTGGCACAGACATTCTAATTTCTTCCCCAGCAGCTTCTTTATCAGCTATATATTTTTCAAAATCAGCTTTACTCATCTCACCACGCATGACAGCCCGTCTAACTTTTTCATCAGGTATAAAAAATTCGTCTCCAATATCAGCGGCAATACCATACTCAGGGTCCATGAATTCGAAAATATGATCAGACTCAAATATGTCATAAACTATTGTATCAATAGTGCCGTCTGGATTATCTTTTATAACTTTATCTATATGCTCTTTACCTAGTGTAGTTCCTTGGTGGTCGGCCACAAAATTTACAAACTCAGAATCGTCAAGCTCGCCTTTTTTATAAGCCTCAACAAACATAGCGTACCCTTCTTTATCAATCATTTTGACTGCGTCGTCAATAGACATATCAGGGTATTTTTCTATAAAATCATTTAAGATATTATCTGTAATACCAAGAGCTGTTTCTTCGCCAGCTAAATCATAATCTCGAACCCGAGTTTCACCGATATCAGATAAGATTTCTGCTTTCCCATCCTTACCATATTGTAATCTACCAAAACTTTTAATTCGATCTTTTAATTCGTTTAATTGATGTATTGACTGAAATAGTGTTTTCTCTGGCTTACTTTGATCACCCAACACACTTTTAAATATAGGCGCAAGCTCGTCTTTTACAAAAGGTAAACTATCTAGCAGCTTGGATCCTGTAACATTCGGTACAGCTTTTGCTACTTTTGCAACTGCGCCCATAGGTAAATCGCTAAGTACCTTTG